GGCAGGATGAAGTCATGACGACGACACCGAAGCGATCGGAGCACGCCGACCGGGACTACCCGATTGCGGGCGCTGACCCTCGGCTGACGATCCGGCGGCACCTCATCGGCTACGCCTACCCGGCGAACGGCAACGTGCACAACCCGACGCCGGACTACGAGTGGCTGCTGCTGGCTGACGGCCAGGTTGTGGACCGGGACAGCCGCAAGCGGGCGTTGGTGACGGCTGCACGCGAGAACGGCGCGGCGTACCTCGCGGAGTTGCCGGAGTTGTCGGAATCGGCGGTGTCCCGGTGACTGACCAACCCACCAACCAAGCACCGCCGAAGCAGCAGTTTCGGTGTCCGGGCTGCCGCAGCGTCGAGGTGCAGATCGGCGAGCAGTGGACGTCGTGGACCTTCTTTGATCCCGGCACGTACGAGGTTCGAGACGGGAGCTTGGCCGTGCCGTTCGGCAGCGGTCACAGTGAGCCCGAGGGTCCGACCGGCCGGTATCGGGCATGGTGTGGCGATTGCGGCTACGGATGGACTCCTCGGCGCAAGATCGAATTCGTGGATCGGTTGTCCAATGGCTGACCAGCAGCCCCGGAGGATCACCAAGCGTGCGGTGCTGGCTGAGGCGGCCACGATCAGCTCGGCGCCGGAGTCGTCAGCGGCGATCGTTGCAGCGGTGCGGCGGGCGTCGGCCGGCACGATCCAGGGATACGCCGAGTCGGCCCGCGCTGATGGGCTGGAATCGCCCGGGGCGGTCGCGCACGAGGTTGCTGTCCAAATCGCGATGGCGGAAGGGGTGGACTGGTGATGGCTGACCAGCAGCCCGCCCGAGACACCCGTCCTGCCTTGCTGGATCAGGTGCTTGATCTAGCGCCAGCGTTGGACCTTCGGCAATACGCCGTTGTGGGGCTCCCGTGGGATGCTGACGGGGAGGGTTGGAACACCGGCCGAACGTACGACTCGGCCATCGGCGCTTTTGCCCGCCAGACCCGCGAGATCAGCAGTCAGGACTGCCGGGCTTTCGTGGTGCTGCGGCACGCGAACGGCCTGACCGTCTACCTCGGCCGTGATCACGTCTTAGGGACTCGGGAGGCTGAGCATGCAGGCTGAGCAGCCCACCCGAGACGAGCGCCCGTTCTGCGACGCGACGGCGGATAGCGGTTGTCCCGGACTCCCCTTGCGGTGCGACATGCCGCGAGGCCACGGCGGGAACAGGCATGCCGAGCGTTGGGTGGCGTCGTGGGGCAAGGACGGCAGCGACGTGCGGTGGTACATCGGCAGCAAGGGCGGCCGCGATTTCTACCGGGGCGACGTTCGGGAGGCTGGTCATGTCGGCTGACCTGAGCGAGTACCGGATCGAGTTCGTGATTCAGCGGCAGCGGCCGGGTAAGGACGACGATTTCACCGAGATCGGTTTCGGGTCGTCTGGCAGCTGGTCTGACCTTCGTGCGGCCGTCTACGCGATCAGTTCGGTGATCGACAACTACGAGTGGGAGACAGAGCGCGGACAGCCCGACCCAGAAGATATCCGCGCCGAGTTGGAGGGTTCGTGATGTCGGCTGACCCCAAGAACACCCGGCCGGTTTGTGCTGATCCGGCGTGCGGGCATCTGCTCGCTGACCACGGCGCGGGTATCTACCGGGACGGGCTGTTGGGAGCGCGGTTGCCCGGGTCCGTCTATGACCGGCTGGCACCCATCGTGGAGGCTGCGGAGCGTGGCTTGCCGGTCCCGGCGGTCAGTCGTGAGGCGCTGGGGCTGGAGCCGTCCGTGGATGATCTGCTGGCGAGGATTTACGCGGATCAGCGGGAGTCGGAGGCCAGAGCGGGGTACGTCCGGACGGCCGAGGTGTACGGCGACGCCTGGTGCCCGGTGATCGCCTACGTTCACGGGTTCGCCTGGTACCCGCCGCTGAACCCGGTACGGGGTGGCGATACCGAGCCTGGAGCCGACACGGCCTAGTATCACCGTTATGGCACGGCAGGACGCTAAAGGCGGCGAGGCTAAGCCGAAATGCGGTGCCCGAAAGTCCAAGGGTGGCCAGCACACCGGCGAGTTGTGCAAGCTACCGGCGGGGTACAAGACGGACCATCCGGGCTATGGTCAGTGCAAGTTCCACGGCGGCGCTACCGAGAACGGAAAGCGGCACGCGGCGGAGCGGCTGGCCAGGGAGATAGCGGAGAGGCGGCGGGTCGACGTGGGTCTGTTCGGTGGCCGGTCGGTGGTGCAGCCTCACGATGTGCTGCTGGAGGAGCTGGGCCGCTCGCACGCGCTGGTCCGCAACATCGAAGCGTCGATGTCCGAATGGGCCGAGCAGGCGTATCTGGACACGTCGAATTCGAACAGCGGCGGCGAGCTGGAGGACAAGTCCGATATCGAGTCGGGCGAGGTCAACAACGGCGTGAGCGGTTGGGGTGAGACGCTGACTGGCCTGCCGCAGCTGGTGTCGGTGCATATGACCGAATACCGGATCGGCTTCACCGACACCGAATGGGCCGCGTGGATCAAGGTCTACCGCGAGGAGCGGCAGCACTTGGTGAAGGTGGCGCAGGCGTGCGCTGCGCTGGGTGTGCTGGAGCGGCATCAGCGGATGCTGGAGGCTAACGCCCGGTTCATGCGCCGGGTCCTGGAGCGTGGCCTGGAGGCGCTCGGGGTGCAGGCCGAGCCGGAGCGGGTGGCCGCCGTCATGCAGGACTCGATCCGGTACGTGGTGCAGGAAACAAGCCAACTGGCGGCGGCCCGGTGAGCGATTGGCAGACGGCGCTACGGGAGGCTGCTGACGTTCTGGCAGGGCGCACGGTAACTGTTGGGCACGCTTGGTGCTCAGGGCCAGCGTCCGGCCAGGCCACGGTGGGCCTGTTCGTCGGTGACGGAACTCTGCAGGTCGTGTTCACCCGGGACGCGGGGACGACCCGGTGGCGAGTGCTGTTCGGGTCGCGGCAGCCGGTGTGGGACTGGCGGTCGGTAATTGCCGTCTGCTTGGCGAACTACCGCCGAGAGGGCCCGCTGGCACTGCGTGCGGTGGAGTCCTGGTGTTCGACCTGATCGACCTGGCTCATCAGGACCCGTACTTAGATTCGTGGCTGACGGGGCCTGACCCTGCTGGCGCGGCTGAGGCGTTCGCTAAGGCGTGGGAACCGGCACCGGACTACAGCGAGCATCCGGAGCAGTGGCTGACTGAGACGCTGGGCGAGTACGCCTGGTCGCTGCAGCGCGAGATCTGGCGTTCGGTGGTGGTGAACCGGGCTACGGCGGTCCCCTCCTGCTTCGACGCCGGCAAGTCGTTCATCGCCTCGCGGATCATCGCCTGGTGGATCGCCACGCATCCGATCGGTGAGGCGTTCGTGGTGACCACGGCGCCGACCGCGGCGCAGGTCGCGGCGATTCTGTGGCGCGAGATCGGCAAGGCGTACCGGAAGGCGAAATAGCGCGGCAACCCGTTGCCGGGCCGTATCTTGCAGTCGCCGTTCAGCCAGTGGAAGATCGGCGATGAGTTGGTCGGGTATGGCCGGAAGCCGGCCGACTACGAGCAGGCCGCCTTCCAGGGCATCCACGCCCGGTATGTGCTGGTGGTGCTGGACGAGGCGGCCGGTATCGCCGAGTCGCTGTGGAACGCGGTAGACGGCCTGCTGACCAACGAGGCAGCCCGGGTGCTCGCCATCGGCAACCCGGACGACCTGTCCAGTCACTTCGCGAAGATATGCGCGGCCAGCTCGCGGTGGAACGTGATCCGGATTGACGGGCTGCGGACGCCCAACTTCACTGAGGCCGAGGTGGCGAAGTTCCCGCTCGTGCAGGCCTATATGGAGCATGAACGGGTGCCGTACGCCACCGAGGAGATACCGGCTTCATTGGGGCCGCTGCTGATCACTCCGTTGTGGGTGCATGAGGCGTTCGAGTCGTATTGCAACGTGCCGGGCAATATGCACGAGCAACTGTCGAAGCAGGCGCTCGGCGAGTACCTGGCGCGCAAGGCTGAGGACTCGCCGCTGTTCATGACGAAGGTCCGCGGCATCTTCGCTGAGGGCAAGGGAGTCAAGGTCATCCCGCACGGCTGGATACAGCGGGCCGTGGAGCGCTGGAAGGACTGGGACTCTGGCCGGAAGGCGTTACCGGCGTCTAGCGGGCAGGGTGCGCAGCCGGCGCGGCCGGCGATACCGCCGCGGGTGGAGCAGCCTGGGCGGCGGGTGGTCGGTGTGGACGTGGCCGGCGAGGGTGACGACAAGACGGCTATCGCTGTCCGTAACGGGGACATCATCACGGAGCTGCATCGGCATGACGAGTCGGACACGATGGAGACTGCTGATCTGGTGGCTCCGTTCCTGCTGAACCTGCCGCAGGCGGTGGTGGTGGTCGATGTGATCGGTATCGGCTCCGGGGTGCGTGACAAGCTGCGCCGGGACGGGTTCAGGACGGTGGCGTTCAACGCGAGCAAGCAGTCCGATCGGACGGACAAGCGAGGCGAATTCAGGTTCAACAACGATCGGTCAGCCGCCTGGTGGAATCTACGGGAATTGCTAGATCCGTCTAGACCGGGTGGGAGCACTGTGATGCTGCCCGATGACAAGGACCTGATAGCTGACCTTTCGGCGCCGACCTACGTGGTGCGGACGAGCAAGGGCGTGGGCCGGATCATCGTGGAGTCGAAGGACGAGATCCGCAAGCGGCTCGGTCGCTCCACCGATTCCGGGGACACGGTGGTTCAAGCCTTTTGGGTGTCGACGGCGGCTGTCAATCCCAACGAGGAGCCTACGGGCGGGATAGATTACCCGGACAGCCCATATCCGGTCGATGACGTGGGCTTCAACTATGCGGGCCTGGGCGGTCTGCCCGGTGACGGAATGGGGCTGTGATGAAGGTGCCGAGCGTGCGTGATCGGTATACGCCGACTGAGCGTGAGGCGTCTGGCTGCGTGGGTGACTGGCACCGAGGTCCGGTGGTGCTGGTGAAGGCTCGGCATCCGGCTCGTTGGCATCGCCAGACGATGCTAGCGAACGTGGTCAATCATCATTGGCTGCCGTTCCCAAGCCGCCGCGTGGGGCTGTACCGGGAGCAGTGGATGCTGAATGTCGGCTGGTTGCTGCACTGGCCGATCGTCCGCTGGTCGGCCTGGTGCCGAAAGCATGGCCGCCCCGATCTGCAGCCTGATCGGTTCCTGCCGTGGCTTCGCTGGGATGAGTCCGGCAAGCGGCGGCTCGGCGTGACCGGCTGGCTGCGCAGCTTGCGAGCGTGCTAGGTGGCCGGTACCGCGATCCAGCGGGCTCGCAGGGCGTCAGCGGCTGCGCGTAACCCTGGCTTGCCGCCGCGGGACGTGACCAGCCGCGTGCTCGGCCCCGGCCCCGCCGATGAGGACATGACCGGCAAGGCGCTGCCGGAGCAGCCGCAGGGGTCGACGTTCGAGTGGGGCGAGGGCATGTTCCTCGATCCCGAGTCTGGGGTGTGGTGGGACCGGAACGAGTTCGCCGCCCGGGACATGAACGAGGCGATCCGGGTCGATGCAAGACTCAAGGTGCTGGAGTACGCGCTGGGTGAGCCGATCCGGCGGGCCACGTGGAAGCTCAAGCCGCATGATCAGGACTCCGGCGAGGCGGAGCAGACGGAGGAGCAGTTACGCCGCAAGCGCTGGGAAGGCGGCATGCTGACCCCGATCCAGCAGGTGCTGGGTCAGATGACGACGGCGATCTATCTGCGCCGTTCGCATCACGCGAAGGGCCTGAAGCTGGACCCGAACGCACCGCCGGAGTCCGGCACGGTGATGTGGTCTCAGTTGGCGTTCCGGCCGGCGAGCACGTGCCGGCTGCTGCGTGACCCGAAGACGGGCGCCCTGGCGGGGTTCGAGCAGGACCTGCAGGACTACTCGCTGAGCGGTGTCCGCAAGTGGGACGGCCAGCCGGTGAAGTTCCCGCTGCGCAAGGCTCTCATCTACGTGCACGGCACGCACCGGGATCCGGTGGCCGGCCTGTCCGATCTCGAAGTGGCGTACTGGTGTTGGAAGACGAAGCAGAAGATGATCTACCTGTGGATGCGTTACCTGGAGGGGGTGGCGTTGCCTCGGACGATCGTCAAGCACCAGGGTGACGATGAGCGGGCGATGTCGGTGGCCAAGAAGATCGCGGGTATGGGCTCGTCGGGGACTGCGGCTATTGACGGTCAGACGATGGAGCTGGACGTGCTGGACCTGTCCGGTAAGGGCCCGTCGCCGTTCACGGACGGCATCCGCTACTTCGACCTGGCCGCGGCGGTGTCGGTGCGGGCTACGTTCGTGGAGCTGGGTAGTCAGGCCGCTGGCAGCTCGCAGGGCGCCCGTGGCTCTCAGGGCATGTACTCGGGCATGGTGGACGATTTCATGCAGGGCCGGGAGTCGGTGGCTACGGAGATCGCTGAGGCGATGACGGAGCATGTGGTTGCGCCGCTGGTCAATCTGAACTTCCTTAAGGGCCGCTGCCCGGACTTCATGTTCGATCCGCTGGCCGGGGTGGATGAGCAGCCGATCCTGGACCTGCTCAAGCAGGTCGCGGCGGTGCCTCAGACTGCGCTGCCGCCGGAGTTCGTCTCGGAGATCATCCTGGAGGCAGCCCGTATCCTGCAGCTCGATCAGGACAAGATTAAGGCGGCGGTGGAGAAGTCGCAGAAGCTGGCCGAGCAAGCAGCGCAGCAGGCCGGCAAAGACCCGCTGGGGCAGCAGGTGGCCGGCGTGCACGGGGCTATCAGCAAGATCGGGAAGATAGCCCAGGGCGTCACTGAGGCGCGTGTGAAGGCTACGGCCGGCGGAGGTGGTAACGGTGGCGTCGTATCGCGTGGCGCTGCCTGAGGACGAGCTGGACGGCGGCTGGATAGCGGAGTGCCTGGACATTCCGGGCGTGATGAGCCAGGGCGACACCGAGCAAGCTGCGCTCGATGGCCTGCGTGACGCGATAGTTGAGGCGTGGCCGGTGTTGCATGGTCAGTCGTGACTGGTGGGAGCAGCAGACGTGCGCCCGGAAGAAACGCTATCCGTCGTACGCCTCGGCTAAGGATGCGCTCGGCCCGGCCAGGGAGCGTGCGGAGGCCGCGAACGACCCGAAGGTGCACCTGTTGCACGTCTATCCGTGTCCGGTGAAGGCGGGCGAGTCGACGCGCTACCACTTGGGCCACGCTACTGGTGAGGATGCCCGGCGGATTGAGAAGCGGCTTGAGAAGCGGCGGCGTAAGACGCTCTGGAAGGCCCCGGCCGGTGGCTAAGCGGCACATGGTCAGCCGGCCGCCGGGCCCGCGGTCGCTGGAGCTGTCTCGGCTGGCTGATCTGCTGCTGCAGGGTGCCCCGGCGCCGGATACCGCGCAAGCGATCGGGAAGCTGCTCAGGGTCAAGCCGGAGGCGGTGCTGCTGGCGTTGAAGCTGGCCGACCATGAGGGCACCGGGAAGCGGGCCACGAAACACCAGCCCCGGCCGCGCGGTGAAGGCCAGCTGCAGAGGGCTCAAGCGAAGATCGAAGCTTACTACCGGGCCGCGTACGTGCGGAACGCGTCGAAGCGGATCGCACTCAGAATCCGTGGCGGTGCCTCAAATTCTGAGGCACTGGGGCCGGAGCGGCGATTCTGGCTGCTGCATGAGAAAGCCCGACGCGCACGTCAGGCTGCGG